CTTTTTCTTTGAATATTTTTAATATCTTCTTTTGATAATTCTTTTTTGTCAAAACCCCCAGTTCTAGCAATACCGTCTTTTTGTTGTAATGCATATTTAATAACTTCATCACAAAATCGTGGTGTGAGTGCAGATTTAAAATACCAAAAATAATTAGATAAATTCATGAGTAATAGTTAAAACAGAGTTAAGGGAATCTTTTTGATTGTTGGTAATATAATACATTTGCATAGAGGGGAACATAATAAATTTATTGTTTGTTAAGGGCATATCCCAACTTCTTCCTGCTCTTCGATTAGCATCATAGTGAATTCGAACACTGCAGTCTTTAACGTTCACTCCATATAACAACGTGTAATCTGGAGAATTTCTTAAATCAACTGGATCTATATTTAATAAAGGAATTGAAATTTCTTTTGGCTTATAAACATTACCCCACGTTTCTTTATTAACTAATTGAAAACCATATTCCACATTAATATGTTCTCTTAAATAAGTATTGAGTTTATCCCACTCCCTTGAATAAGGAAATTTTGAATCTTTAATGTTTGAGGATAAAATATCGGATTGAAGTTTGTCTCGGTCTATTTCAAAACCTTTCGGCATCGCTACATCACCGTAATATAATCCTATTTCTGATAATACTTTCTTTTGCATACCTAATCCTTTTATAAAGGAAGGTATTATAATGTCAATTTAATTATGCTGCGGGAGTTTTATCCCAAGCGCCAGTGCCTTCATTCCACACATAATGAGTACCAGCTGCTTTTTCTTCATCGGTTAAATCATCTGGAGCGTCACCAATAGGTGAGTGCCAACTAGCTGTTGTAGTATTTAAAACCCAACTTGCATAAGGTTTTTTACCATAGAAGATATTATTATCTTCGTCCCAGATATGTCCTATACCTGCATAGTTTCCTCTTAATGCTTTAGAATCATCACCTGAACTATGTTTTCCACCACGAGTATTGTATGAAGTTTGAATCCACATTTGAGCAGGCCAATTATTGTGTCTTTCCAAATATTGTTGTCCTACTGTTTCATCTTCTACACCATCAGCGTTGAGCATATCTTTATTATCTAAAGTCAATACTTGAATAACTTTTGAGTTTGAGCCTAGTTTTGCAAAGTGTGCCATAATGTTTCTCCTTATCTTATACTTAATTTAAAATGTAAATCCATATTAATTATTGAAATTTGTACCTTATTACTACTATTCCTGAACCCCCAGCTGCGCCATCTGCACCTCCAGAATCTGATCCACCAGCGCCACCGCCGCCACCTGTATTAACTGTTCCTGCAACTGCAGCAGTACATGGACTGCATCCTGCACCGCCACCACCACCAGCAGATGCTGTTCCTCCTGCTCCTCCTGCACTTCCACCTCCACCGCCTCCTCTCGCGACGGGACTACCTGTTATGCATGAAGTAAATCCTGCTCCACCATTTCCACCACAACCTGAAGCTCCATTTGCTCCGATAGCACTACCGCCACCACCACCTCCGCCAGCACCACTTGGTGCAGGATGTCCATTACCACCAGCAAATCCTTGAACTGGATTAGATGGACTACTAACAGGGGGAGTATTTCCTGATCCTCCTGCTCTGGGACCTCCACCACTACCACCTCCACCAGTACCTCCATCTCCTCCTGCGAAGTAGGCGGGATTATTTTGTCCACCATAACCACCACCTGCACTTGTAATCGTTGAAAAAACTGAATTTACTCCTTGGCCTGCGGATACAGCCGATGGGCCTCCTGCACTACCTCCGCCTCCTATTGTAATTGGATAAGCGGTTACTGAAACAGGGTGACCTCCTGTAGCTGGATTAGGATAAGATGCTAAATATCCTCCTCCTCCACCACCTCCACCTTTTTCATCTGTATTTCCCTCTCCTCTACCTCCACCGCCTCCACCAGCGATTACTAAAAAATCTACGGTCGTTGAACCTGCTACATTTCCAGCATTTGAAACACATAAAGTTCCTGGGCCTGTAAAAGTATGAACTTTATAATCACCGCAAACAGCTCCTGAACAAGGAGTGCCACCTGTTGCTATTACAAATTTTGGTCCTGGTACATCAGTTGATGAACCTGAATCTGTTACAGTCCATCCTTGAGTTCCATCTACATAGACTAAAGTAGCCGCAACTCCATCTACTGTCATAACTGCATCTCCTACAATCCCTCCTATTTTTTCACTTCCATCAGGAGCAACAGTTAAATTATTTGTGTTAAAAGTTTGTGCATAATCTGCTATTCCAACTACATCTCCTGCACTTCCTGCAGGTAATGCTACAGTAAAAATTCCACTTGTTGTATTACAAAAATATCCTATTCCTACTGTTGCAGTAAATCCTGCTGTTTTAATTGAACTTGTATCCCAAGACACAGCTCCTGTTGCACCAAAACCTGTCGCTGTTCCAGAGTTGGTAATTGTTGCACCAGAAGGAATTGTGAATGTATCTCCACTATCTCCTAATGTAACAGTTCCACATGCTGTTCTTGGACTAATTTTATTTACTTTTACTTCACTCATAATTAATTATTGAAATTTGTATCTTACAATTACTATACCTGAACCACCACCGCCTCCTGCAGCACCTCCACCGCCCCCATAAGCTGCTCCTCCACCGCCTCCAGTATTAACAGTTCCAGCCGTACCGGCTCCGGTACCACTTGCACCTGCACCGCCGCCTGACGGTCCACTTCCACCTTTTGAACCTCCACCGCCACCACCTCTTGCGACTGGAGCACATCCAATACAAGATGTAAATCCCGCGCCACCATTTCCACCATTTGAAGGACCTGGAGCAGGACTTCCTGCTGCACTAGCACCTCCACCACCGCTTCCTTGTGGAGTTGGTGATGGTCCGCCTCCTGGGAATCCTTGAGGGGGAGCTGTCGGAGGAACATTACCGCTTCCACCCGCGCCACCGCCACCAGTTCCGCCTCCTGAACCACCTGGATTAGCTCTACCATGTCCACCACCTCCTGATGATATCGTAGCAAAACTTGAAGTACTACCTGCTGTTCCACATGATGGTGATCCTGAACCGCCTCCTCCTACAACTATTGCATAAGGAGTAGCAGAAAGAGTTAAAGAGGTACCTGTACAAGCTCCTGTTGTCCATGGGGCTAATGGTGTTTTGGATTCTCTATATCCACCTCCACCGCCGCCACCCGTTTCATAACCGGAACCTACTGTTGGGCTACCTGAACCTCCTCCAGCAATTACTAAATAATCAACGTCAGAATTTCCTGCTGAATTTCCTGCACAAGTAACTACAAGAGTACCTGGACCGGTAAAAGTATGGGTTTTATAATCTCCACAAATTGCTCCAGTACAAGGACTTCCTCCTGTAGCCACTACATAAGCTGGACCTGCAACATTTCCACTTGAATCTTGAATTGTTTGCCAACCTTTAGTGGCATCTACAAAAACTAAAGTAACTGTTTGACCTAGAGTATTTAAAACAGCATTTCCTGCAATACCCCCAATTTTATCTGAACCATCAGGAACAATAGTTAAATTATTTGCTGAAAATGAGTTAGAATAATCATTTACTGCAACAATACTCCCCGCACTTCCTGCGGGTAAAGTACAATTAAAACCACCACCAGAAGTATTACAAAAATAACCTTCACCCGTTGCAGCTGTAAAGCCAGTTGTTTTAATTGAACCAGTTTGCCAATCTACTAATTGTCCTGGACTACCAAATCCTGTTTGTGAAGCACCACAAGCTAAAGCAACTGTATCACCAGAAGCCCCTAAAGTTATTGTAGTGCCACATTGATTTACAATATTCCCACCATCCGAAGCTTGAACGGCATTTGATTTAACAACATTTCCAGTGACTGCTACCGAATTACATGCAGCACCCACAGTAATTGTTGTGCCACACTTATTAATTATATTAGTGCCTGGTTGATTTTGTACGTTGTCTACTTTTATTGTTGATGCCATAATTTTATATTACCATATTCTATTGAAATTTGTACCTTATCATTACTATACCTGAACCACCAGCACCACCTGTT